TAGACAGGTTTATTGACAGCGATGTTCAAGTAATTGAACTCTCAAATAAACTTGAACTACAAAAGGAAAAAGTAAACTACCTAGAGAATCTAGTAAAGGTTATTTCAAATAGAAACTGGAATATTCGATCTGCAATTGATTGGATTAAATTCACACAAGGACAATGATAAAAGTAACACAAGCAGATGCGGTAAATTTAAAAGTAGATTGTGAAAAGAGCATTGCAAAGGAAATAAGTTCCTTCTTCACTTTCTCGGTTCCTAATTACCAATTTACACCAGCATATAAGAATAGATTGTGGGATGGGAAGATTCGTCTTTTCAATACACTAACTCATACACTTTATACTGGACTGCTTGATTATTTGTTTAAGTTTGCAGAGGAACGCGGATATAAGTTTCAATATGAACCTCTTGAGAATTTAAATCTAAAGTTCGATGAAGCATCTGTTGATGAGTTCTTTGGTAGATTTAAGTGCTATAGTGATGGAAAAGAAATTGTTCCTCATGATTATCAAAAGAGTGCAGTAAAGCATTCTTTATTGAAGCAGAGAACTCTTTTAATCTCTCCTACTGGTAGTGGTAAATCATTAATCATTTACCTATGTATCCGGTATTTGATGGAGAAACTTCCGCCGCACAAGAAAATTATAATCGTTGTTCCCACAACTGGTCTTGTCGGACAAATGGCAAATGACTTTCACGACTACTCAAATAAAGATGGGTTTATCCGCAATTGTCATGCAGTATATTCTGGACAACCAAAAGAAACACCTCGTAGAGTAATCATTTCTACTTGGCAAAGTATTTACAAAATGAAAGAAGAATATTTCAAAGATGTTCTTTGTGTATTTGGCGATGAATGTCATTTGTTCAAGGCAAAATCATTAACTACTCTAATGAGTAAAATGAAGGGGTGTGAATTTAGAGTTGGTACAACTGGCACTTTAGATGGCACACATGTCCATAAACTAGTAGTAGAAGGGTTGTTTGGTCCTGTCTTCCGTGTAACGACCACTAAAGATTTGATCGATCAGAACTTTCTTTCCAATCTAAAAATCAACTGTCTTCTTCTTGAATATCCAGAGAATAAAGTAGAAGAAATTAAAAGAGCAAAATACATTGAAGAAGTGCAATGGTTAGTTGCAAATGAAGAAAGAAATAAGTTTATAGAAGATCTTTGTTGTAGTCTAAAAGGTAATACACTTGTGCTTTTTAACTTTGTAGAAAAACACGGATTGCCAATGTTTGAACGAATCAAATCAAACTGTAACAAACCATGCTATTTGATCTATGGTAAAACACAAGCAGATGATCGTGAAAATATTCGTCAGATTGTGAATAAGCAAAAAGAAAGTATTCTTGTTGCATCATATGGTACATGTAGCACGGGTATAAACATCAAGAACATTCATAATATTGTGTTTACTTCGCCATCAAAATCAGTGATTCGTGTTCTACAATCTATTGGTAGAGGACTACGAAAAAGTGAAACAAAGGACAAGGTTACAATTTATGATATAGGAGATGATCTTCGTTGGAAGAAGCATCGTAACCATGCTCTCCGTCATCTAGATGAACGGATCAACCTATATAGTAATGAGAGATTCACATATGATGTTACGAAAATACGCCTAAAGGAGACACCATGAATTGCAAAATACTAAAATTAAAAAGCGGTGAAGAGGTTATTTCAGTTCTGTCGGAATCAAAAGGCAAATATACTCTTGACAATCCAATGTTGTTTCGTTCTACCACTTTGATGGATCACATGGGTAGACCATATGACATGACAACTCTTAAGGATTGGTTATATAATAGCGATCAAAAAACCATAAGCATTCCACGCAGTCATGTTGCGAGTCTTGTTGAACCATCAGAAAAATGTAGAACAATGTATCTTCAACAACTCACTAATCTTTCTGCCGTTGCTTCTGAAGTAGTAACAGAGGAAGATAGAGTAGAAGCAGAAAAAGAAATGGAAGAAATGTTCAATGAACTTTTCGAAAAGTTTGGGCCAGGAGCAGAAGGAACCGATTCAAAAACTGCTCCATTTGCTGATGATGAAACTGAAATTGGTATGGAAAAGATGGATGGAAAACAAATGATCTATATGAGCATGGTTTTCCCACCTGAGATGATTATGAATCTAATCACTTCTGGTATTCTTGATCCTCGTGACATTCAAAAGATGATCAAAGAGGTCAAAAAAAGAAATAAATTTACAGGTGATGAAAAGGAAAGAAAAGATTTTGGTAACAAGTTCTCAGATTGGAATCCTGATCCTAACTCTGATGATTATGCGTGAAGAGTACTCAGAGGATCTTAGAGCTCTTAGAGTATAGTTACTATTACCCTTTTCCATAGCCTACACAGACATTGTAATGAGGTTGTCAAGGTTCGTCAACCAATTTTTTAAAAGATTCTTGATTTTTATGTAATGGAAGGTATACTAGTAACACTATGGGAAAGAAAAAGAAACCAAAGCAAGAAGAGTTAGAACCAGAAATAGAAATAGAAGTAGAAGAAGTAGAGGAAACTACTAAATCATTAAAACATTATGTTGATAATCAGCGTTTTTGTAAAGAAATGACTGATTGGAAGAAGTTGGTAAAAGAGGCAGAAGAATGTGATGAAAAGCGTCCTCCCGTTACCGATTATATTGCCGAATGTTTTTTAAAGATTGCTGAACATCTATCCTATAGACCAAATTTTATTAACTATCCATTCCGTGAGGATATGGTAGGTGACGGTATTGAGAATTGTCTTCTTTATGCTCATAACTTTGATCCAAAAAAATCAAAGAATCCTTTTTCTTACTTTACCCAAATAATATACTACGCTTTTCTACGAAGGATTGAAAAGGAAAAGAAACAAGCGTATGTTAAATATAAGTCCTTGCAAATGAACGATCCAGATGGTAAATTTGTAAACTGGTTGAAGGACAATCAGGGATCTTCAACTTATACCGAGTTTCTTCAAAAGACTTTTTTCCTTAGCGAATCTGACATTAAAAATTTAGAACCAAAGGAAAGAAAGAAAAGAAAGAAGAAAAAGAAGAGTAAGTCTAACAGGTTATTTGAATGAAAATTGCAGTTATTAATGATACACACTTTGGAAAAAGAAACGACTCACCGTTTTTCTTAGATCAGTCTCTTGAATTCTTTGAAAAAGTATTCTTTACTTATCTAAAAGAAAACAACATTAAAGATGTTATTCACTTGGGTGATCTTTTAGACAGAAGAAAGTTTGTAAATTTTAATACTCTTTCTCAAGTACGAAAGAGATTTTTCAAACCTCTGATTGATAATAAAATCAAGACATATATTACTATTGGTAATCACGATACATATTATAAGAATACTAATAGTTTAAATTCTATTAATGAATTGTTTTTTAATGAATCCGAATATATCACGATTGTAGAAAAACCCACCGCTATAGATTATGATGGGTTGTGTATTGGAATTGTTCCTTGGGTAGCAAGAGATAATGAAGCAGATTGCTTATCATTCATAAGAAAATGTAAATGTCCAATTATTGGTGGCCACTTTGAAATTAGTGGATTTCAAGTAATGAATGGGGTTGTGCACCCTATGGGACTAAACAAGTCAATATTTGATAGATTTGAACTTGTATTGTCTGGACATTTTCACCTAAAACAAAATAACGGTAATATACATTATCTTGGCACTCAATATGAATTAAATTTTGGAGACATGAATAGTCCAAAGGGATTTCATGTTCTTGATACTGAAACCAGAGAATTGGAATTTGTCAAAAATCCTAACAAGATATTTCATCTAATCAAGTATGATGATGCTTCTGAAGATGGATCAAAAAATATTATAAACATTGATTTCAATAAATATAAGAATGGTTTTATCAAAGTAGTAGTAGCAAACAAATCAAAACCTTTTGGGTTTGATAAATTTATTGATGCTCTTTATTCTTTAAATCCACAACAACTTACTATTGTTGAAGAGTATCAAGATAAAAATAATCCTATTGGGGTTGACATATCAGAGGATACAATATCTCTTATAAATAAAGAGATTGACAATTTTGATCATGTTGAAGATAAATCAAAATTGAAAGTTATTATTAAAGATTTATATATGGAGAGTTTAACAATATGACACCGAATGAAACCCCCCCTAGTTCAGATACCCCGCCTGTTTTTTCTCAAGAAAATTTACAACCACAAGATGGAGATATGTCTCCTGTTACAAATAAACAAGGAATTCCTGTAAGAACTTCCCATAGTTATTACAAAGGAATGTTTGATCATAATACAAATTCTTTTGCTAGAAAAGAAAGATTTATTAACAGAACTTATGCTGCTAAATCAGAAATAGATGGATATGGTGTATTTGCAAAGGAAGATATTAAAGCAGGAGAAATTATTGAAGAGTGTCAGGCAGTTCTGCTAGATACTACTTTTCCTAAGAATAAAGACTGGGTTCTTGGTAGATACTGTATGACTTGGGTTGCAAATAGTGAAATTGATAGAACTCATGGACCAACTATGGCTTTGATGTTGGGCCATGGAATGATTTACAATCATTCTGAAATTCCAAATGCATATGTTGTTCAGGACAGTTATATGAAAACCTTTAATTTTTATGCACTAACTGATATTCCAAAAGGTACTGAAATAACATGGTACTATGGAATTGGATATGCACAAAGACTTAGAAGTGAAGGAAAGATTACCCATTCTAAGTTTTTTCCAGATGGAGCTCACACTTTAAATAGTCCAGATAGCAATGCGTTAATGAAGATGATGTCTGCCCCAGCAAAGGAAATCACTGTAGTAAAAACAGCACAACCAAATGCAATGCAAACAGAAGAAACACAACCTAAAAAGAAGGGGTGTGGTTGTGGGGCAAAGAAAGTAGAACCTCCTAAGAATGATGAAAAAGCACCATCGTTTAGATCTATGGTAGTTCCAGATAAGATTTTAAATGAAGAAGTTTCGCCGGTAACAACAGAAAACACAACGGCTTCAAATGATCAAGTTTTTT